AGTTTGAAAATAGAAGTTTTAGATAATGGGTTTGTGGATTACATTGACCATCTTGGGTCCGACCTTACTGTTGTAAATAGTGCTAGAGTGTCCTTCAATAACCACAAAGAAGAATTTGATAACAAAGATAAAAAACTTATCAAATATCTTGCGGAACATAATCATTGGACACCGTTTGGCCACCCACAAATTACTTTGCGTATCAAGGCTCCCATTTCAATTCGTACACAATTCTTTAAAAGTAAAATAGGATTTGTAGAAAATGAAATTAGTCGTAGGTATGTCTCGATAAAGCCGGAGTTCTATAAACCAAAATGGAGAACAAAACCAAAAGGTAATGCCAAACAAGGAAGTGGAAATTTTATTTCCAATACAGGAAAGATAAATGACGAATATGCAAAAGCAATTCATTCTTGTTCTTTACTTTATGATGATTTAATTGATAAAGGTATTGCTCCTGAACAAGCAAGGTTTGTTTTACCACAAGGAATGTATACTGAATGGTATTGGACAGGAAGTTTGGCAGCATATTCAAGATTCTATAATCTGAGAATTAAAAAAGAATCTCAATGGGAAATCCAAGAATATGCAAAAGCAATTTCTGAAATTATTCAGCCATTGTTTCCTGTATCATGGGAAGTTCTAACGAACCAGAAATGATATATATTGATACGAAAATAGTGAATAGAAAAGGAACTATATTATGAGTTTACCTACATCATATCAGGACTTCATACACCTTTCCAGATATTCTAGATGGATGGAAAATGAGGAGCGAAGGGAAACTTGGGAAGAAACAATCGGTAGATATTTTGAATTCTTTAAAGAACATCTTAAAGAATATTGCAATTATAATGTAACCGAAAAAGAAATCCAGTATATTAGCGATGCGATATATAATCTCTCTGTTATGCCCTCAATGAGAGCATTGATGACATCAGGGGAAGCACTAAAAAGAGATAATGTTGCTGGTTATAATTGCTCGTATGTATCTGCCGATAGAGTTCGTTCTTTTGATGAAATCCTTTATATTTTAATGTGTGGAACTGGTGTAGGTTTTAGTGTTGAGAGGGAGTTTATTAATAAACTTCCTACCATTGCAGAGGAGTTTGAGGACAGTGATACGACAATTGTTGTACAAGATTCAAAATTGGGGTGGGCAAAAGCATACAAAGAACTTGTATCATTACTTATTGGAGGTCAAGTTCCAAAATGGGACTTGTCAAGAATTAGACCTGCTGGCTCACGACTTAAAACTTTTGGTGGTCGTGCTAGCGGGCCACAACCGTTGGATGACCTGTTTAGATTCACAGTGGAAGTCTTTAAAAAATCTTCTGGTAGAAAACTCAATTCAATCGAAGTCCACGATATCATATGCAAAATTGCAGAAATTGTCGTGGTCGGGGGAGTCAGAAGAAGTGCCCTCATCAGTTTATCTTCGCTCACAGACGAAAGAATGCGAGATGCAAAGCAAGGACAGTGGTGGTACGAAAATCCCCAAAGGGCATTATCTAACAACTCCGTAGCATATAGAGAGAAGCCTGAAATTGGTACATTCATGGAAGAATGGTTATCTTTGTATAAATCCAAATCGGGTGAAAGGGGAATCTTCAATCGTAAAGCCGCAAAACAAACAATAGAAAAACTTGGAGATAGGCGTGATCCCAATTACGACTTTGGTTGTAATCCGTGTTCAGAAATTATTTTACGAGATAGGGAATTTTGCAATCTTACTGAAGTAATTGTTCGTCAAGATGATACTGAAGAAACATTAAAAGAAAAAATTATAATTGCCACTATTCTTGGAACTTGGCAATCTACTTTGACAAACTTTAAATATCTTTCTAGTGAATGGAAAAAGAATTGCGAAGAAGAAAGACTTCTTGGTGTTTCATTGACAGGCATCATGGATAATAAATTGACCTACACAAACGGAAAGAAATTAGAGGAACTTTTAGAAAGACTGAAGAATGTTGCAATTAAAACAAACAAAGAATGGGCAAAGAAATTAAAAATCAATGAATCGGCTGCCATCACATGTGTTAAACCATCAGGTACAGTTTCACAATTAGTTGATGCTGCCTCTGGAATTCATGCAAGACATAATCCATATTATATTAGAACAGTTAGAGCAGATGTAAAAGACCCGTTATGTCAATTTATGAAATCTGAAAACTTTCCCAACGAACCCTGTCACATGAAACCAGAACACACTGCAATATTTTCTTTTCCTATTAAATCACCAAGAAAATCCATTTGTAGAAAAGATATAACAGCAATAGAACAATTAGAATTATGGCTAACATATCAACAATATTGGTGTGAACATAAACCCTCTATTACTGTTACGGTTAAAGAAGAAGAATGGATGGATGTCGGTGCTTGGGTATATGAACATTTTAATGAAGTGTGTGGTGTTTCTTTCTTGCCGTTTAGTGACCATAATTATAAACAAGCACCATACCAAGATTGCACAAAAGAAGAATATGAAAATATTTTAAAGAAAATGCCAAAAAATATTGATTGGAGTGAATTAAAATTATATGAAAAAGAAGATAATACCGCAGGAAATCAAACATATGCGTGTTCTGGCACTTCCTGTGAGGTGGTAGATTTAACCCAATAAAAAATATAAATTTTTATTTGACACCCTTCATTTATAGACTATAATGGTGGGTTGATTCATCGATGGAATCGGTGGAGTCACTATATAAGTGACATACTAATTTTGAAGTCGGAGTTGACTTCACGGTGCAATTCTGCATCACCCTCTTTTGCCGGAGGATTAATTCTTAATAAGGAGAAACAAAATGGCTAAATGTACAGATGGTTGCGGAACAGATGTCGTAACACGAGCGTTAGGTAAAGTTGGTATTTGTCGCAGTATGCTAATCACATTGGCACTTCTTCCATTTGCGTGGAACGGTGTTACTTGGATTGGCGGTGCAGTCCGTGAACTTTGGGGTCTTATTCAAGGCGTATAATCGTCTTGAAATATAAAAAAGGAGATAGCATATGAATATCTCAAAAATTGCAAAGTTAGGAGTTGCATCTCTTGTTACAGGAATATTAACAGGAATGGCAACAGCAGATGAAACAACTTGGCTAGATGATACAAGAGCAGACGAAATTCGTGGTCTAATTCACGATGTTCTTGCAGATGCAGACAGTCGAGCCAGTTTTCAAGGAAGAAGAGCCAATTCACCTGTAAGTGTGAATGTTCATGGATTTGCACAAACCCGATGGGCATATAATCACAACGCAACAGAAGGTGTAGATAATACGCATGGCTTCAGTGTTCCTAGAGTCCGTCTAATCGTTTCTGGTGACATTTATGACTGGAAATATAAAATTAGTGGACAATGGGGTGACGGAAGTGATTTTGAACTAAAAGATGCTTATACAGACTATTCTGGACTCCGTATCGGACAGTTTAAATCACCTTTCATGAAAGAAGTACTAACCCCACAAACAGATACTCTCGCCATCGAGCGTTCTGTAATCTCTAATCAATTTGGACAAGGCAGAAGTCAAGGTATCCAATATAGTAGAGATATTGGTTTTGCAACAGCCACAGTAGCATATACTGATGGGTTTAACTCTGCAAACGGCGCAGGTGTTGCAAACGCATATTCTCTCACTGGACGAGTTGACGCAGATGTAACAAATTGGTTAAATTTTGGTGTTGCTGGTTCATACAATAACCTTGATACAATTTCATATAACACTTGGACAGTAGATGCTACTGCAACATATGGCGACTTAGAATTTTCTGGTGCTTATGTAGCAACAAGTGGTGATTTTGTTGGAAACGATTGGGGTACAGTTTGGACGGGTGCATACAACTTTACTGATGATGTGCAAGGTTTCGTACAATACGAAAATGGTCATCTTGAAGGTGTTGACACCGATTTAAGTATTGCAACAGTCGGTGTAAATTATGCAGTAAACGATAACATTAAATGGACTACTGATTTTGGTAAGTCTTTCAATGGTATTGATGCTGGTTGGGACTTGGGTGACACTGGTTGGAATTCTACCACAGAAGATGGTGAATATCTAATTCGTACTCAACTCCAAATTACATTTTAAACTAAAAATATTTTAGTTTTATTCGCAGTCCTTTGGAGAAATCCAGAGGACTGTTTTTTATACATAAAATGTAAACTAAGGAGAATCTACCACTATGAACACAAAACAAAGATTATCACTTAACGAAGCAATACGAGAAGTGGTACAAGGTAAACAACCAGCCGTTGAACTGGATGAAGCAAGTCAACGATTTGGTGGGAAAACTAACATCCCTGCAAGTAAAGAAATCCAGAAACATATCGAAAGTGGTAAGGCATTGATTCATAATAATGCATTCTCTACTCTCCATAAGAATGCTAGGTTTGTTGTAATTAGAAACCCCAACAAGGGTAGCAACCAAGATGGATATTTAATGGCAACCATCAGTGACCCGATGAAGGGTCGTATCAAGTTGTTCGCATATCACGGTACTCATGTTAGTATCCAAAAAGCAATGGACTTTGCAAAGAAACATAAACTCGTTGTAATGAAAGATGCAAAGGGAAGACCTCTCAAAGAATCCTATCTTAATGAACGGTCACTTGACCAACGCATCGCTGCGAAGATGTCAAAAAATCCTGTCTATAAAAAACTTATGAAAGCAGGAATGAAGTCATCTTCTGGAAATAAAGGTTTTAAATATAATGCAAAAATCAAAGGTAAACCCGACAAGTTGGTAGCCGCAACGGTCTGGTCAGGAATAAACGATTTGTTTGTTATTAATAAGGCGATTGCGGTTGAAGTTTTGAAGAATGGTAAAGTCGTAACTACTGTTACAAGGAAAGAATGGGAGCCAGCGTACAAGAAAGACGGTGGGCAAATGACTCCACCGAAGGACCGTTCCTTGGGATGGACTGAATCCGTTGAACTGGATGAAGCAATGGTTACATCAACAGGAAAAACTATCTCATATAAAGATGGGCCTTATACGGGTGAAGTCATAAAAAAAGGAAAGATAGTTAGGACTGAAACTGACTTAGAGTTC